ACACGTCGCCGTTGGTGACGCGAACGGAAACCATCCACGTCCCGACGGGAACATCGAAGCCATACACGGCGGCCTTGTCTTTGTCTTTGTCGGCTACTATCCAGCTCTCGAAGATGGACAGCCCGTCGACCTTGGTCTGGTGCTCTACGGTATACTCTCCGTTGCGCTTCTGCCTCATGAAAAGCTCGGCGGCCTGCTGTACCGTCTCCTTGGAGAAGTACACCTCGAACTCTTCTTGTTTGCTCTCGTCCCATCGCGGGATCATCTTCTCCGGGATGAGCGCCGGACCGACGAGGAGCTGCTTGTCTTCGTCAATCTTGGCGAGGGTGAGCTTCTGGTCTTTGTTGAAGTACACGAAATTCTCTTCTATAGCGGGGAACTTTACAAGGCTGATGGCCTCGACTCCGAAATCGTCCTGTTCCTCATCAATCAAAAGCTCGACTGTCCTCATAGCGTTGTTTGAATTTGTAGCTCTCTGTTAAGCGCTTGCTTGTTGCTTATCTCCTTCTCTACAACATATGCGCGGACGGGTTCCGGTGTGGGGTTCTGCTGATTGGGGACGAGTGACCCAACATCGACACCGACCGACTGGACGCCACCCCCTCCGATAGAGGCACCCCCTCCGGCGGAAGAACTGCCACCGCCTCCAGAATTAAACGACGTGGATTTGATAGCGGCCACACGAGCCAAGCCTGAAGCGGTAGCTGCGGCGGCAGCAATAGCCGCACGGATAGGAGAGTCAGGCGTTGCCGTCAGTTGTGAGGTGAACGCCTTTTGTGCAGCCATATAGGTCGAGACCAGTGTCTCGGCTATACTGATAGCCTTGTTCCTGTTAAAGGCTTTTTTATTTTGCTCTACTCCGCCCTTGCTGAAGGCTTCGTTTAAGTTCGACAAGATGCTCAGGGTCTGCGTCGCCGTTTGTACCTGAATCTCTCGCCTTGCCATTGCAGCGGCTCGCTCGTTGGCGAGGTCTTCCTGCCGGTGGCGCTCCTGCATCTCATTGACCTCCGTGGCGTACTGGTCCAATACGGCCAGCCGCATCTCTTGGTTTGTTCCTGCCGCATCCATTAGGGCGTAGAACGTGGCGTCGTGGTCCGCGATTTCTTTCTCCCTTTCCGTCAGGCGGCGCGTAGCCAGGTCTTCGTTGAGTTTGTCCCTTTGGGCAATACTTACCTCGCTGTGCTTTTCAAATAGCGCTTGTATCTCCGCGTCACGCTGTGCTTCAATTTGCGCCTGAAGTTGCGCGTTATCGCCTGCGGCGTCAAGTTGAGTATTGTAAAAGTCCTCAATGGTGAGGAGCTCGTTCTCTAAGGCGCTAAGGTTGGCGCGGCTGCGTTTGTCGAGTGAGTCGACGACATCCTGCTCGGCCTTAATGATGGCGGCGGCGGCTTCTTCTTCCGCTTTGCGTTTGACCTCGGCGGCGTCTGCGATGCGCTTGGATTCTGCTTCGGCTTCTGCTGCCGCTTGTTGGCGGATGGTGTTGAGCTTGTTGTTCAACGTCGTCTGCATCTCAAACGACTCGGTCTGGAGGTCCATGACCTGCGCCTCCAGTTCGGCTTGCTTCATGCGATCCTCCTCCGTTGAGGACCCCATCGACATCCGCTCGGCGTGAATCTCGGCCTCTTTTTGTGCGATGCTGAGTCGCTCGGCCATGAGTGCCTTTTCAATTTCAATGGCGGACTTGGCCGCCGCTTCCCGTTCCTCAAGGCTTTTGGTCGTATCCTCGGCGACCATGTTGTACTCCTTGATGTCCTTCCGGTCCTCGGCCCGGCGTTTCGTCATTTCAATCTGACGGTCGATTAGAGCTTGTTGCGCCTTCTCCAATCTCACCGCCTGACTTATAGCCCCATCCAATGTTGCATCGACATCTTTTAGGGCATCGTTGAATTCCGCGGCGGCGGCAGTATGTCCTTTAGTGAACAGGTTGACGAGGTACCCCCCGGCCGCTTCGATGCGAGTCGTAAAGAATTGGACGCCGGCACTCAGGCCAGCCATGACCAGCTTCAGCTTGCGGGCTCCCGCTTCGGTCTTGGTAAACGCTGACACTAACGCAATGACTCCCACAACCAAAGCACCGATTCCCGTGGCGATAATGGCGCCCCTGGTTAGCTTGAGTCCCGTGATGAAGGTCTTGACTCCTGCCGCCGCTTTTTTGAATCCGGTGACCGCTCCCCCGGTGGCCTTATCTAACGCCCCGCCAATGCTTGCGCCCTCTTCGCGGGCTTCGTTAAGTTCGTCGGTAAAGTCAGCGAGTTGTTTTGCCGCTGCTCCGAGCCCCTTTACCTTGATGTTGATGTCGTAGTCCTGCGCCATTGCGTACTCCTTGGAGGACTTTCCGCCACCATGACGAGGCGCCCCACTCATAGTATCCATATAACAAAAGGCAATCGGGGTTGCCCCGGAGCTCGTATTGTGCCGACACCTCCAATACGCGGGGGATGGCTTGGCCTATGCCGTCGAGGTATTCCTTCATGCTACAAAATAGAAAACCCCGCCGAAGCGGGGCCGTCTGTTTGTATGTCGGTGGGATTATGCCAGCGTCCAGCGGCTTCCGATTTGCGTGTGAGCCTTGACCATTTCAATGTGGCCGGTCTCGGTGATGCACTCAACCCATGAACCGAACTGGTCCGTTTCTTGTCCAATGACCGTGTAACGCAAGTCGGTGTTGCTTTGGTCGTTGTAGAGGAGAGTAGTTCCGAAGGAGAGGGAGGAGAAGGTCATGGTTGCGTTGTTTTGTGCGTTGTTCATACTCCAAAGATAGGCAACTTTCTTAGTTCACCAAACAAATAGACAAAAAAACTTTATTTATTCCTGAATAAGTACCCGGTCGTTGACTCCAGCAAGGCGTGCGCCCGCTTCGGTGAGGATGGCGTCCTCGAACTCGGTGATGTTGGTCGCGTACATTCGGACCATCTCAACCTTAAGCGTCCAGTTGATTATCTCGTCGGCCTCTCCGGTGACAGCAAAAGACAACACGCCGCCACTCATGGAGGCCGTCAACCTACGCAGGCCAGGGGAGCCGTAGTCGAGCTCTGTGCCATTGGTCTCGCTTACGGTGACCGTCGCGGCTCCGCCATTAGCTAAGAACCTCCACGTTTCGAACTTGGTTGTATACGGTACGCCAGAGGAACCGCCTACAGTTACCGAGGTAATGCGTACCACACCCACGGCGACGGTGTCGTCGGCTACGGCGATAGGTACTCCACCCGGTGCCGATGGTGTCACCGAGCCCGTGCCCGTTGTTTCGCCCGTCAAGATAACCTCATCGTAAACGCTTACGGTCCCACTGTCGGGGTCGGTGGTGTTCGTGTTCGTTCCCGTTGGAGATACTGGGCCGGGGTTGTCTCCGTTCGTCAGTGGCTCCGGATCTTGGGAGTCGGTCGGCGTATCCGGTGGGCCGGGGTTGCCGGTATCGCTTCCCGGCTCTTGCCAGCGGCAGGTATTGGTGGCCGCATCATAGAAGTACCCAAACGACTCGCAGCACTGTTGGCCAGGATTGGTCGTCGTACTCCCGTCGGCATCGGTGAACGTCACCGTCCCGTTGGCGTTGGACTGTGTAGGAACAGCGCTACACGCCCCAAACGACGAGCGGCTCAGGTCGCGAAGGAACTTGCACAGCGTAGGCTCTCCCGTGCCGATTTGGTAGTTGCTTATTTCGGTGAGCTTGTATGTAGCTCCCAAGATGTGGAAGCGGTCATTGAAGCGCGTATTGCGAATGTCGGAAGGGGTGAGGTACAGGAACGCCTCAAAGACCCGCGCATCGGCGTCGTAGATATCGGCCAAGTACCCGGACCAGTACGCCTGATGGAGACCGATAGCGGGAACGTTTGCCCCTGCCATAATCTCGTTATCCATCGAGTACGGCGTAGAGGTAGAGTTCCAGTATGTCGTTTGCGTGTTGGCATCGAGGGGAGAGTCCGACAGCGGCGAGCAAAACAAGAACGAACTGAAGCCCGTGTTGTCGATGTAATAGGTGTCTTGTATGTCTTGTACTCCCGTAGCAAAGAAGAGCTTCGGAGGTTGCGCCAAAGGCTTGACGCCTACCCCATCGCGCTGGTATGAGCGGTGTATGAGAAAGAAGTCGTTGAAGGTGATGGGGTCACCGGCCAACGTTGGGACCGGATACACGAAATACGGCGCAAATACGGGCGCGTTCTTTAGCTCTCCGCTTGCGAAGTCGTCGTCGATATCTTGGTCGTAAGCTCCAAAGGTGACGCCCTTGGTATCCTCAAAATATTGGTTTCCTATGTCTCCGCTTTTTTTGTCGGAGAACAGAATCCGCGAAGACTTGAGAGACGAGGTCGGCATCAACGACCGCTCCTTGTCCATATCGAGCTTGTCCGTCCAGTAGGTCTCACCTCCGTCCGCTATCCAATCGTCATACGGCTCGATGACAAGCTGCTTCGGGTTGTCGGGACTGGCTTCGATTACAAGGTTGAACCGCTGGCAGAGGTCCCGCATGAGGTCCTTCTGTTTGATGCGCGGCAGTGCCTGCGGAATATTGACCTGCCCACCGGGGGCATAGGTGCATTTGAAGAAGATGGGCGTCGGGTCGGCTCCTACGGTATTACCTAAGACTTGAATGCTGTCTCCGGAGGCGCCATTTGGGAACCGCACCTGAACCTGTACGCCTTCACTTGCCGACAGTAAGGTCTCGACCTGCCACTCTAACGTCCTTTGGTCTCCAAGTGTTACCGGGCTCGATCCTTGCACCATAGTCACGGTCTGACTTCCCAACGAGGTGCCTCCCTTGCTTATGCGTCCGATGACGTCGAACTCTGTCCCCAGAGTAGCAAACGACGCACTGACGACCATCTTGACATGGAAGCGGTGGATGCCTCCCTGCGCGGCGATATAGGTGCTTGTCGTGGTGTTGTAGTTGCTGTCGTTATCGAAGCCTAAGACGGAAGCATCAGGAAACGAAACCGGCACCCACTGATTGGGGTTTGTGATTGTGGTCTGGTTGGTGTTCTTACTGGCTAAGAACTGCCCAGCGGCTTCGGCGGGGATGCGTTCCGATTCCGTGGCAAGCGTCATATACAGGCTCCCAAACAAATCCGAAGCAAAGAAGTCCGAGCTGTATGTGAAGCCGTTGGTGCGGATGATGAGGTCGACCAATACCCGGAGCTTCATAGCGGGCTTGAGCATCTCCGCATACAGTCCGTTTATGCTGCTGTCAGGATTGCGAAGACCGAAGTTGTATTGTGCCGCAAGCGGTTGCTGGTTTGTCGTTAGGCCGTGGTCGGCAAATGGAACAATGATAGTTCCATCGGGCACCTGGTCGCCTATGCTGATACTCTGGTTGAGGTCCTGCGAGTTGATGACGTTCGCGGCAGTACTGTTGTAGTTGTAGTCGGTGGTGTAGTCGTTACCATCGAGGAAGGCCGCCTGAAGCAACTTGGAACCCATCTCCGCGAAGAGGTCGGCGACATCGCCCAACACGTTCACCTCGTAGACCTGAGCCATAAGGCGGACGGCCCGGAGTTGCATCGCGCCCCGGATGACCTGAACCCCGACCTCGAAGATCAGCACCTCCGTCTTCTGGGTCGGGTCGAAATCTCCATCCGTCAGGGTCACCTCGTAGAAGTGCGCGAAAAAGACATTATTCCTATCGGTAAACGGCAGGCGGAAAGTCTGCGAGTACGGCGCATGGCGTTGCATCGTCTCCCCCGGCTTGGCTACAGCAAGATTCAAAGAGATGGACGGCGTCCCCTCAAGGTCGAGGGTGGACTGCGCTTGGGTGTCCTGGTCGAGAGCTACGAGGCGAATCACTTGAGGCGGGGACGGTTGCTATACTGCAAGGTGAAGGAGTAGGTGATGAGCTTCTCGTTGACTTCCGTCTTGAACAGATACTCCGAGTCGGTGACGGTGCAAGGTATCACCTCGTTGCCTTGGACGATGAATACCGAGCGCGAGACGGCAAGATCGCGGAGGTGGTCGGCGTACCCTTCCTCTATGTAATCCGTCGAGACTTTGGTCTGCCTCTCAGCCTTTACCGCGGTCGTAGTGACGCCCCGCTCCCATCCGTTATAATTCCAATCGATGAGGCCGGTCACGCTGTCCCAGTTCCCTCGTGGGCGGTTGTATTGGCTGCGTTGAATATTGCGCAGGCTCTCCTCGCTGCGCTGGTCGAAGTTGAACGTATCCCATCCCCCGTGACGGTTGAGGAAAAGAAGCTGAAGGCGGGGGTACTTACTGCAACCGTTATCGATGGTGAAGCGGTGGACGACGCTCACCTGATTGGCTACGAGGACGGAAGCAAACTCCGACAGATAAACCTCGTAATATGAGAGGTTGACATCGGAGAAGATATCGGCGAGTTGAGTATTGAAGGCAGCGGCGGCGTGGTCGGATAGGTTGGCCGGACCGACACCGATAAACTGCACGGCCTGCGAGTCTGTCGAGGGTGTGGTGTCGCCGCCTATAACGTCAATATCCAAGACGGCGGTATTAATGATAGTCCCATCGGCTTCGTATCCACGAACGACAACATACTCGGCGTCGCTGGATTGCATACCCCAAGCAAGGACGGATGCCTGGTCGATTCCGATGCGGTGCTCCCGTGCGTCGCCGAAGGTCAACGTCGACTCCCTGCCGAGGTTGGGGGCAGTGCTGAGGAAGTTGTCGGTGCGGGCTGTAGGTTGGAAGCTCCCGTCGCCCCGTGCGTATGCGTCGCCGTAGTTCTGGAACTCATCACGGAAGGCAAAGAGCGTTGTCGTCTCGGCGGGCGATTGTGGCAAGGTCTCGGTAGGGTCGGCGGTGGCGCTTGTGGCGCTCTCGAATCCCAGCTCCAAAGTAAACTGCGCCGCGACGTTGCGGTCGCTACTCTCTCCGATGACGTTGGCCGGGCTGTACCCCGTCCTCCCCAAGGTGAGGATGTTGCCCGTGGTGGCGTTGCTGTTGACTACGTTGGCGCCGATGTAATCGTCACAGACGCGAGAGATATCGAAGACGGCGGAGAGGTTGTCCGAGGCCAGGGGGTGGGTCTTTAGCTTCGCGAGCTGGTCCCCGTTGCGGTTCTTAATGACCAAGATAAACCGGTACTTGAAGAACGGCCCCGCTGTCGTTTCCCGGACCTGTATGATGAGCGGCTCCGCCGTACTCTGGAAGTCGGTGGTGCTGGGTATATAGTCAAACTGTGCCGCCATCTTTTAGGAGCTTTGTAATTGCGTTTGCGATGTCATCGCCGACGGCCTTCTCCAGTTTCGCGTTGTGCTTCTTCAGGGTGCGGTCGTAAGCGTTCGTGAAGAAATAGGACGGACGTATTCCGGTTTGATATATAGAGCGCGAGATGGCAAACACCATCGACTTGCGAGAGGCAAACCTACCGCCAGCGCCACGGGGTGCAATTCCTTTCTTGACGACCCATTTATCGATAGAGGGACGGAGGCGCCCGGAGGGGCCTGTTCCCGATCCAAACCGAAACGGCGAGCGCGGAGCCTTGGCCGAGGATAGCGCACCTTGTACGCCCTCGTCTACGAATTGCCAATAGTCAGCACCGGGGAAGCTGAAGCGTAGGTTCAGACTCTTCTCATTGCGGGCGACGCTCTGCTCGTATCGGATGGAGTTGTAGAGCTTGCCCGTGACGACCTTACCGCGTGACTTTAGCGAGATGCGGGCGCGGCGCCGTACCTCCTTTCCAATCCTCCCCAGCTCCTGCATGGAGTTGGTCATTGGGACGCGGGTGCCGTCTATGGTGATGTAATCCTTCACGCTCTAAAATAGAAAGCCCCGCACTAAGCGGGGCAGTCTTTAATCAAGCAACCAATTTGATTGCGGTGGGTGATTCTCAAGAACCTCGTCCCACCATTCTGGGTCTTTCATGAGACGCACGGGGTTTTCGACAACTCCTCGGCAATAACGCGCTCCAACTCTTGGCGGCTTTCGAGCTTAGAGTATTCGTTACCACAGAAAAACCCCTGCTCGTACTGAATGCCGTCTGTATGCGTGTACCACACGCGGGCGTACCAAGACCATGCCGGCCCCGATTTATCCAAAGAGGCGTTAACCATCCAAGACCCAGAAATGCCTTTGAACATTTCGTAACCGTGGGCGACTTTGTCGGTGGTGATGAGTTTCATGATTGCGTTGTTTTGCCTTGTTTGATGTCTCAAAGATAGGCACAAAGATTAAACCACCAAACAAATAAGCAAGTTATTTTCTTCCTTATGCGAAAGCCGCCGCACAAAGGTCGAGGGTATTGGACGTCTGGAGCTGTACCGTACCGACCCATCCCGTGAGCAAATTATCGAAGCGAGCGGTGAACGGTTCGCAGTCGACAGGGAGCGAGATACGGACGTCACGGTCGACGTCGCTCTGTGCGCTCAAGACCTGGGCGTATTGGCTGACGATATCAATGAGGGTGCGCAGGGTATCCGAATACTGCTCCTGTGCGTCCGTCTGTCCGGGGAGTATCATATCCATAACGAGGATATCCAGCGAGTACGTCAGGATGCCCTTGTCGATGCTTGCGCCTGAGATGTCGGCGTAGCAGATGGGGTACTTGTTGCCGGCCAGCTTTTGAATGTCGACCTCTGACATCTCCCCTTCCTTGAAAGAGTTAATGAAGCGATGGTCGAGGGCGATGGTGCCCAGCTCGTCGATGATTTGGTTTACTGTTCTCATACGTTCAATTTTTGTTTTTCCAGAAGCGCCCGATCCTGCTCATACGCGAGCCATGCGAGGGCCGTTTCGAGGTGAGTCCTTTCCACCTGCGGTAGTTTAGTAATGTCCTCCCCTGCGAGATGAACGAACGTGGCGAACCATCCGTATTTCTCGGATAGCTTGGATCCTTCACCGCCTTGGAATAGCTGTCCAAAGCGTCGACTAATGCCCTCCCTGTACGCAAAAAAAAAGCGGCGGCACCTAATGCGTGCGCCATCTTCATCTCCCGGAAGAACTCCGAGCGGTCCTCTCCGTCGTAGTCGGCTATCCGATAGAACTCTCCGTGTTCCTCTACGATGGGACGGTACAGGATACCCATGACCTGGGGGAGGTGTTTGTCGAGGGAGTCCTTGCAAAGGGTTTCGATATCTGCGAACTCGGCCACCGTAATCCGTGAGAGGTTGGGGTGGAATCCGTAGCGTTGGTCCAGCTCGATGATACGCTCGACGGGGTACTTGTCGTCATACTTGTCGAGGATGCCACCGATAACACCCCCTATGTGCTGTATGTCTTTCTGTTCCATCGCCATGACCTGAGCGCGGTCCAGGTGGCAAAGGATGCAGATGGTACGGACGACCTGCTCCATCTCGTCCCCTTCGGGTATCGCTTGGATTTGGAGGTACTGGTCGACGGTGATGTCGTACAGGTCCTCGGGTATTGTGATGGTCTTCTTCACGCTATCAAATAGACGAAAGGTAGGGACATAAAAAAAGGCCCCGGAGGGCCTGTCTGTGGGATTGGGTTTCCCTTAGTGACGATGCACCGTCATGTGGTACTTGCCCCAATGGAAGGAGAAGCATCCGGAACCATCGAGGGCCGCAGCTTCCGCAACTGCACACCGGGCCTCCTTGGGAGTAAGGGCAGCGTAGCCATTGTGCTTAGTGAGACCAACCAGCTGCATCTCTGCGCCGTTTGCGGTCAGGAAGTTGCTCACCGTTTGGGGAGCGGAATCACCGTACTGCGTGGTGATGAAGAAGGAGGAGGACTGGGCCATCACTCAGGGAGCTTCGGGGATGGGGATGGTGGGTTAGACTCCTTCCCTGTCCGAAGACATAGCAAATATACAACAATGTTTTGCATATCCAAACATCTACACAAAAAAAGTTTGTGTTCACGCTAAGAAGTAAGAACCAGACCGGGACGTGGTGAGCAGGTTGAGACAGACGTAACGGACCGCATCGATGCCGTGGTTGTCCTTATCGACCGGCCTGTTGAGGTTGCGCCCGTTCTTGTCCTGCTCCCATCGGTACGCCCGGAGTTCCTTCTGTAGGTGTGTACTCTCGGCGGTAACCAGCAGCTTGTGTCTTCTCATTATGTCGATTCCCTGACGGATCGAATCCGGTCCCTTGCGGGCGGGCTTGACGTTATGCCCCAGCCTGAACAGCTCCTCGATACTCTTCGGCTCGGCTGAGTCTGCGATGATGGTCTCGACATCCAGTTTGTCGAGTTCCTCCCCGATGTCCGGGTTCGTGAGTCCTGTCGAGTACAGGCGCTCGTGAAGTATGAGCGTATGCCCATCGAGGTAGACATCGATTACGGCTGTCGGGTCGTTGGTGAATCCAAAGTCGAGGCCCGTCCCTATGCGCTTCCCGGCTATCTCTCCAATCTCCCAAGTAAAGACGGCCGCCTGGTTGACGCCTCTCTCTCCGAGTCCGTAGATGCGCCAGTAATTCGGGTCGGCTTCCTTTAGGCGTTCAATCTCCTGAACCGTGGCCTTGTCGAGGTAGGGGTTGTCCTTGTATGTGGTGCGGAAGAAGGAGGCATCGTCGCGGGGTATGACGTCCTCGTAAATCCAATGATACTCATCGGAGGGGTTGAAGTCTATCAGTACCTTCTTTGTGGTCCGGAGTAGGAGCTGCCTCCAGTCTTCGAGACTGAGCTCATTCGCCTCGTTGATGAAGAGCACCTGTCGCTTCCTACCTCGGACCTTCTGCGGCTGGTCTACGCTGATAAACTCCACGAGGTTGCCGAAGAGGATGTAGTTCGCTTCGCTCTTGTTGTGGAAGTCAGGGTTGTAGATGTCTTCCCTTTCGAGGATTTCGAAGAAGTCCCGCATCGCCGTCGCCCTCAGTGCGGGGAATGTCTTGCGGGCTATGGTGATAACCGCCCCGGCGTTCTCGTTCTCGTAACAGAGCTCTACGATACTCTGAAGGATACTGTACGTCTTCCCCGATCGCGTCCCGCCTTGGTGGATTTGTATTCGGGTGTCGCACCCTTTGACGTGGTAGTAGGTGGCGGGCTGTTTCACAGGCTATCGAGGAACGCCGTGTGACTGTCGTAATACGTCCACCCTCCCTTGGTGTATCCCTTAGAATAATGGTGATAGACGTACCCGTTAATCTTGTAGCAGCCGGGACTCGCAACCGTGTAGGCGATACCGCGCTCCCGAAGCAATCCTTCCAGGACCTCTTTAGAGTGGCGGCGATATAGCTTGTCCGCCTTGCTCACGACACGTCCGATGTTGCTTCGGTAAACCACGAGAGCGGCTTCTTCTCTGCCACGGCTATCTCTTGACGCTCGACGTACCCGCGCTCCTTGCCCTTGGTCTTCAGGTAGAAGATGGTGGCGGCAGGGTTGCCGGAGTCTATCAGCTTGTGAAGTTTGCTCTCGGCGAAATCAAGGGCCACGTCGCCCAGCTCCTCGACAGCGGCCTTGTACTCCTCGTCCTCCATCCAGTTGTAATGCGTCTGTCGGGCGATGCCTACCACCTTACACGCTGAGGTAACAATTCCCAGAGACTTCTCCAGGGCTTGGATCATCGCTTTTTTTTGTGCGTCCATCTTTGTCTAATGTCGGGGGTCATATCCTGCGTCGTCCTTACCTGCGAAGACGGGCGTGATTGTCATGTCATACACGACCTCTTTGTACTTGGAGGCTATGCTACTACTTGCCGGTGTTCTTATGTGTCGGGAGAGCATCATCTGTGCGGCTTGCCTGCTGGAGACGTACCACACCTCTCTCTCGTCGTATTCGGGACAGGTAAAGACAGCCTTGTAGATTTCAGCCATACAGTGCCAAATATAGCAGGAGCGCGAAGATACCGAGGTAACCGTAGAAGGTGGCGCGGTAAGCGTAGTCGTTCATAGGTCGAGTTTATTCTTGTAGTGCTGGATGATGCGCTCTGTCTCGTGGCGATAGAACTCTTTGAATGTCCCTTGTTCTTCTATCTTCCAAACTTTGAAGAGTACGTTCCGGAGGCGTTGGCTTTGGCTCTTGGGTTCATCGTACAGGTCGAGCTCCACCGCGTCCAGCTCGTCGATTTCATCTTGGTTGATCTTCTCCTGTCCTCGGAAGTACACGATGCCAAAGGCGTCTACCATGCTGTCGATATCGGCTATCTCTCCGCTGGTCTTCTCTTGGGTGATAAACCGAAGCGAGACCGTCTTGTCTTTCCTGCGTTGGTATCCGTCCAACTGTGCTGCGGTGAGAATCTTCAAAACAGTTTCGGTTGCTTATTGGGGTCGTGGTAGGTCTCAAATTTAGCTGTTCGGATGATTTGTCCGTCCGGCCTGCGCTCCTCGTATCCTGTCTCCAGGTACTTCCTCCCGTCCCTCTCGACAATGTTCTGATATATCACCTGCTTACTCATGGAGGGCTTTAAATATCTGATACGCTACCTGTGGCACGATGGCGTTTCCGTATGCCTTTATTGACTCTCTTCGCCACTTTGGAAAGGTGATGCCGTCCAACCTTTTGGGAAGCCCATCATCTCCTCCACAAATTGGGGCGACAGTTGGGAAGTCTTGCCAGCCTTCGGGTCGTGCATTGCGTGGGCTAGTGTGTCTCTTTGTCGCTTTGGGTCTTTGCGTTTTACACCTCCTTTGTGGTCGTTGGCTAATGGCGTTGGAAGCATCTGCGCCGCTGCTCTGTCCTTTAACGTCAAACTGTAGCCCAGCGCGTTCGCTTTGCCGTCTTTGGGTTTCCTCGCTCCTCCTCCGTTCCCGTCCCATGCCACCGGCGTTGGTAGCCACGATCCAAACTCTTTCCCGGCGGTGCGGCGCGTTGACGCCTGCAGCAGGAAGTACGACCGGAAAGACTTCGTAGCCTTCACCTTCCAAGTCAGAACACACCGTGTCGAGAACCAGCCCGTCATTCCAACTAATGAGGCCGCGAACGTTCTCCGCCACGACGTAGGTGGGGCGAGCTTCTCGAATGATTCTAAACATCTCCGGCCAGAGATATCTATCGTCGGATGTCCCGGCCCGCTTTCCTGCTGCCGAAAAAGGCTGGCAGGGGAAGCCACCCGAAAGGACTCGTAAACGTCCTCGAAACGGAGTTGCGTCGAAGGCTTTGACATCGTCGAAGGATTGGGATTGTGGGAAGTGATGGGCGAGGACTTGCCTACAGAACGGGTCGCGCTCGACGTGGAAGACGTTCTGCCATCCCATCCATTGGGCAGCGAGGTCGAACCCTCCGATGCCTGAGAATAAACTACCATGCGTCATTGCTTTGTGTGTGTGTGTGGCAAGTATACAAATTTACAACTTGCCTTCCTCCCTCATTATCTTCTCGGCCCACCGTAGCCCGGCCTTTCCTCCCCATAGAAGATACGAAATAGTTCCACAAGCCTGACTATCTGACTCGTCGTAATACTCCTCGGCTCGTGACAGGTACGAATACATCCGGCGTACCGTGTCAAAGGATACGCTCTCGCCCTTGGCTAGTTGTTGGGCGCGAACTTTCCCGACCTGGGTGGCGCACTTGTTTCCGACCTTCTCGTTTAGCTCGATCCCCTTCTTTGCGTTGTTGGATACCGCTTCGGGGTAGGCGCTGTACGTCTTAAATTTTACATGAATACTCATAGGCTCGCTGTAGTTTCTCGACCATCCGCTTGTTCTTGCCGGTGCAGTTGCACGGCTTCTCCCTCGCGTTGAAGGTCCGGTTAAAAATATCGTACATGGTGCGGGACTGGCTGCGGTTTAATCTGCCTCTCTCGATGGCTGGGAGCAGCTCTTCGAATGCCGTTACGTCCTGCGCGGACATTTCGACATTGCGACCGGGAAACATGGCGTTGAGTTTCGCGCGGCGCTCATCGCATCCGCAGTCCTCCACCACGGCGTGGACGAG